CCTGAGTTTTCCTCAGGCAACGCCTCTGTAAGAATTTACAGAGGTCCCCCATCGTTTGATCAACCTCTAACCATGAAATATTCGAAACATAAGCATAACAAGAAGGCATTCTTTAGAATGTCAAACCTGTTGGGCTTAACTAGTAGAATAGTAGAATGGTTATCAGGCTTTAGCCCGATAACAAACTCTTCTACCTACGTTGGTGTGATCCAGAGACTCGAACTAGTCCTTAAGACTAGAGGAGAGATCTTCACCCTTGATTATATCAAGAGGTTAAGAACCTCCTTGTTTAATTACCTTTCTGGTAATAAAACTAGAGTTTCTGGGATTAAACTTACGAGAGATGGTCTCCCGGTCATTCTAGGTGATCTTATACCGAAGATCCGTGACGAGAGTAGCGCCAGGTTATACCTGCCACTACTGTTCACGGTTCTCTTCTGTACAAGATCTCTTAGTCTGGGTACTGTACCCGATTTAAAACCGATTACAGAACCTGGTATACCAATAATATCTATAATGACATCTTCTTTAAGAAGACACATTAAAACATTTTGGTATAATTTGACCCATAGAGACCATAAGATCTCTAATTTAGATTATCTTTTGTGGACCGAGTTCCATATGACTTCTAAGTCAGGACCTAACGGTCATGCCTTATGGTCATCCCTCCAGGACTTATATATACTACCTAGTTCTTTACTAGCTAGTATAAAGTTCTTAGGAGGACCGGAACTCTCACAGAAGATTGATAATCTCATTCAAGCCCGGGACCACCTACCTGATATTCTTCCAAAATCTGGAACCCGCTATCGTAAGATAACGTGGTTTCCTGATAAGGAATTGAAAGTCAGGGTTGTTGCAATACTTGATTACTGGTCTCAGACCGTTCTCAAGCCTTTGCACAAGTGGTTATTCCGGTGCCTGAAGGTCATCAAACAAGATTGTACCTTCAACCAGGGAAGTTTCTATAACAAAATAAAGGACTCTAGGATATTCTACAGTATCGACCTTACGGCCGCTACTGATAGGTTTCCTATAGAGTTCATATGTTTTGTTTTAGAAGGTAAACTCAGTCCAGAATATGTTCTCCATTGGAGGAATATTATGGTAGGTTACCCTTTCGATTCTAAACTCGGTAAGTTATCTTACGGAGTAGGGAATCCTATGGGTGCCTATTCTTCTTGGTCTTCCTTTGCATTAGCACACCATTTTGTGGTGTACTCTTGTATTAAGGATTTAGACCTTAGATGGGACGATGTTCCTTATTGTCTCTTAGGAGACGATATAGTCATCGGCCATAAAGAAGTAGCTGAGCTTTACCTCTCTCGGATACGTCAGTTAGGAGTGGACGTTAGTCCACTGAAAACTCACGTCTCTTGTACTTTCTTCGAATTTGCTAAACGCATCTTCTGGAAAGGTCAAGAGGTAACACCATTTCCGATATCTGGACTCAAAGAAGTTGATTCAAGGAGTTATCTCCTTGCCTCGTTCTTCTTTGAGACCCAGGTTAAAGGGTGGGTTCATCCGATGGGTATCCCAATCATGGTTGATTCATACTATAGCATTGTGAAGAAATACCCTTTCCGTTTACGGAAACGGTTTACTCTTAATGCATATCTGGTCGAGCGTATAATTAAATTTATACGGGGCCTTAGTACAGCTAAAGATACCATTACTGATATCTGTAGGTATACCAACCGCCCTAACTTAATAGTTACTGATTGGGGAGCTTTACAGCTTTTCCAGACAGTAGCCTTAGAGTTATTCGCCAGCAGAATTCCTAGTGATAGTGATGATGCCAAGAAACAAGGGTTTCCCCTTGGTCTCCTCGCGGAGAATCTTGTCATCCACCTCACTACTCCTTCTGAGTATGAAACAATTTCGGAGCTCAAGATCCTTTGTATACATTCTTTACCAGTCCTGTCCATTTATGGTCAGGTAAGCGAAGAATATACAAGGATCCACCGTGTGCTTCGTGAAATTGAGACCTCTGAGATTAACTTTCTAGAGATCTTCAAGTTCGTCTCTTTACCTAGAGATGATAGAATCTTCGTTAGAAGACAATCTCATCTCATAAGTACTGCGTCGCACACTTTCGCGAAGTTTCTCTTACTCCAGATAGATGATTATCCTTTTAAGTTTAATCACCAATCCGGTGTAGATCTATCCTTCTTGAAGGTAGTTGAGCCCCTCTCTTCCCCCTAGTGATCAATTAGGGTGAAGAGGGACCTTAGGTAAGTAG